CGCTCCCTGCGCCATAGCCGGTGTTATAGGCGTGGCATTACTCTGTTGCATCCCTGCGGCTTCATCCATGAGCCCAAATTCCTTCTATATTGACTATTGCCCCGTCACGGTGATCTTGCCTCTCTTTAACGTCATCGAGTGGACGGTCATTATTGTGGCATGACTGCTTAAGAATTAGCCTATCAATAAAAAACTTTCTGTGTCAACACTATGCTACCGGAAGCTCAACCTTTTGATCGGATTGATTTCCTTTCAATGGAACTTGTTGAATCATGACTTGCAACCAGAGAACAGCTTCTTCTAATTTGGTAAATCCAATCGAGCCTGGACGGGAAGTTTCATACTTATCTATTACTTTAAAAATGTTTTCGACGTGAGACATAATTTCTTTAATATCTTCATTTATTTTTACTTCCATTTTTAAGCTCCTTAACTTCCTTGGTTAAATTTTTAGTATTACCGCTCGATAATTTACGAATAACTTCACGCTTACATTCTGTGATATGACGTTTAATTCTCTCTTCCATTTCTTTCAATTCTTGAAGCATCCTTTTTTTTCCTTCAATGAGTAAATCATCCGAAAAATTTCTTACAGGAGCCATTTTGCTTAAATGACCGTAATAAGATATTTCATTTTTTAAAGTCATAGATTCTCTTCAACAATAATTTTTAATGTTGTTACCTTAGAGCACTTACAACGACAATAAGGAATTTTAACGCCCATCCACGAAGCATTATGGCAAGGACAACTGCACATATATGAATTAACCGGCAAATGAATATTGTCATAACTTAATGCAACATTACCAAATACGCAGGGATAAGATAAATTGATCACACTCATTTTTCTCTTCCCATGGTTATGTTTTTTTGTGCACGAACTAAAGGGTTCTGGAATGTCCAAATCTCTCCAGTTTCATCTATGGCAACCACCCACATTAAATTAAATTCAGCGCCATAGTCAATTAATGCCCATGCCATTCCATCTCCTTTTGGAGTCGAAAGAGGAATGGCCGGATTAAGCTGAAGAATCATTTCTTTGAACCTTCTTTTTTTCCCGCAGTTCTTGCTTTAACAGCAGCCTTAGATACTTTTTTATAAGTATTTTCAGGTTTGCTATCCGGAATCATTTTTCCTTTAGACGGCTTTCCACTTTTCTTTGGCTTCATTTCTTTCCCCTTTTCTTTCCATTACGTGATTTAGAAAAAGCAATAGCAACTGCTTGCTTTTGCGGATACTTTCCAGTAGACTTTAATTCTTTGATATTTTCGCTAATTACTTTTTTACTTTTCCCGGATTTTAACGGCATGTCAATTACTCCAAAAACTATAAGAAATGGCATTTTTAAAAATTGCCTTATCTGTAATAAATCTTTTTATGTGAAAAATTATAGAAAAAATATTGCTAAATATTGCTCGTCTAAATGCAAAGGAGACGCCGCTCGAAATACTTTTAAAAAGAATTGTGAGATTTGCCTTAAAGAATTTGAATTTATAGCCGTAAGAAAAGATAAGGCAAAATATTGTTCCAACAAATGTCGCTATAAAGCTCATAAAAATAAAGGTCGAACAGAATATAGTTGCGCTTACTGTCATAAAAAATTCAGAGCACCTCTCTCTACAAAAAGGAAATATTGCTCTAAAAAATGTGTTAATAAATCTAGTAAACATATATTCAAACCTTCTTTTGCAACTGTAAGAAAGGCTATGCTTTCAAGAGGCTTAGTTACTTCATGTAATCGTTGTGGCTATAAAGATGAACCTAAAATATTAGGTATTCACCATAAAGATAAAGACCGCAACAATAACAATTTATCAAATCTTGAAATACTTTGTCCTATGTGTCATAGCCTTGAGCATTTAAAACATATAGTTATTTAATTTCTACCAGTGCATTTTGCCATTATGACCACTCACATCGGCGCCATGCGGCTCACCTTTGAGACTATCTAAATGGCTTTTATCACCCAATTCATGTTCGCCTTTTCCGCCGGTGACAACCTCAACTTTTCCACCGCTCGATTTACTGACGCTCATTCGATTATCTGGATGCATATATTTGTCGTGATGCGGACCTTTATGCATGGAATGTGCGTGATCTGATATATTTTTCATGGTCGTGCTCCTTAAAATTAAATTAAAAATTATTTTCTACGTTGAGAAGATTTTTTAACATACATCTTATTATCCTCTTTTCGATCTTCTTTCAGAATTTTTTTCTTCATCTTGTCAAGATCTGACTTATGAACGATTCTTTTTTCATTCGGACACTGCTTCATTTTTTCTAGACTCCTTTTTCTGATGTTCCAATTCTGCCAAACTTAATTCGTGTTCCTTGTGATCCATATTATGAGTATGTCTCATATCAGCATGCTTAATAGCAAGATCAACCGCCGCACGTGTCTCTTCTGCAAAAGCTTTTTCTTTCTGCGCTTCTGCTTCTGCCTGAGAATTCTTCATCTCAGACAGAACCCTTATGAAATCCGTATCAGCTTGTTGTTTTGAAACGCTTACCTGAGCCGCCTTAATTTGATTATCTGCCTGCCCCTTTTGAGCTTCCAACTGCAATTTCATTTGATCATTCTTAGCTTTTAGAACAGCGGGATTATTTTGTGCAGCCTGTTGCTGCATTTTCATTTGCTGTTCTTGTTGCTGTTTCTTTTCTTGCATAAATTCATCAGCTAAAGGCATTAACTCATCCTGTCCGTCTACTTCTAATGTATTGACTAAGACTTTTAAGCCTTTCGTATTCATGAATTCGCCAAAGATAGGCATAGCTTGGGATAGTTGAACGATCTGATTTTGATTCCGCGCTTTTTGAATCGCAAAATTTCTTCCTGCTTCAACTTTTACATTAAGAGCATTTTCATCATAATTAAATGAAACGCCGCCTTCCTGATTGATCTTCTTAAAATCTCTTGATCCATCATCATTTATGACCGGAATAGTACGCGGCGTAACATAATATTTTGGTATAAGATTAACAATAATTCGCGCCACCTGAGAAAGCGCTTGCATAAAACCTACAACATAAGGCATTGCAGCGGCATTAGATTGAGTCGCGCCTTCTACAATTGCAGTTCCTGATAATTGATTATCATTAATGCCAAGAGAAGCATCATAAGATCCGAGTATTGATTGAGCCATTTGATCAACCAGCGTAAATGTGTTGATAACCTCGGTGGGAGGCGGCATTCGCTGTATTTCTTGAGGAGGAGGAACAGGTTGTTTCGGATCATTATCTTTGAAAGCCTTATATATGAGTGTATTAGCAATTTGGATATTTGTATAAGCATCCAGATAGGGTTTTTCATCAGGCAATGATTCCTTCGCAACTTTAAACTTATGTTGAACAAGGTTTTCCAATTCATTTGCAAGGGTTTGTCCTGCAAAATTCTTTAATTGTTGAAGTCCCTTTAAGTGATAAATATAGGGTCGCGTCATTTGAATGAATGCGCCCTGTTGGGTTCCCTGTCTTATAACAATTGAATTCCCGTCTACAAATACTATGGGAAGAGAGGGATAATTCGTTTCAACATATTCCAGTACTTTATTTTCAATAAAACGATAACGAACAATTGTTTCGATTTCTGTCCAGCGCGGCTTTCCTTTTATTGCTGGAACCTGTTCAATAATATCTGGATCATTATTCCATGCTTCAACAAATTCTTTGTAATCGTCCATTGTCATGACATAACCATTGACGAGTTTTACTATTTGCTTCTTTTTTTTCTTCTTCTCATAGAAATCACATAGTAATAAAATATCTTCTTGATTATTACTGTATGACCAATTAAACCCTTCGACATTACGTGTGAAGTCAATCCCTGATAAATCAATATTTGGATATTCTTCTTCAAATTCTTCACGTGATTTTGGAAATAATTCAAAGCAATAACGGCCATCACCTTTATGGGGAGCACGCGCTAAAGGGTCAAAGCCAACAAGAGTGGGATCATAAACACGATCAAATCGAATGACTTGATTAAAAGACATAGGATTTGCATATTCAGTCCATATTTTAATAGCAGAAAAACCACCGCTCAAAATATCCGTATAAACCTGATATTCGCAATTATTTTTATTTGCATCAAAAATAATATGCTTAAGGTGGGATTTAACAACTTGAGTGACTTCAGGATTAATTTGGCTGCCATCTTCTGCGCTTACAACAACAGAAGGTTCTTGTTTAGAGAACTCCCCGCGTAATCGGGAAATATAGGCTTCCCCAATATTGAATTCAATTTGAGGTTTTTTTAACGCGTCTAAAACGAGCTTATCATCATCCGTTAAGGATGAATCAAAGACGAATTTTCTGAATTCATTGAACCTTTTATAATTAGGCTCGAAATAAACGCAAAAATTCTTTACGCCTTTTTTAAGACGAGCGAGTTCATCCTGATAACGCTTTGCGACATCCATGTCACATCCTTAATTATCGCGCACTCCGTAATTGCAAGAGCCGAGAAAACGAACCCATTATACTTCGAGCCACTCGTTCGTCCTCCTGGACTTGATGTGGTGAAGTATTCATAATGATATTGTCTATTATGCCTAATTTTATTCCATCATACAAAGTATCTGCAATGTCGTCATGCCGGTGTGAATCATTGGCCGTGATTTTCCGCATATGTTCGATTACTTTTGCTGTATGACGACCCTCTTTTGGCAAAGAAACTTGTCTGGCTGCAACATATGGCTGAATTTCAAGGAATCGAGTAGTTTTACTCCCTGATGCTTTAGTTCTGTCAATATCCATGACATATAATCCACGAATATTCTTTAAAACTGAAAGCAACGTAACACCGGTTGATTTCTTTTCGATTGCGGCAATTCTTGGTTTCACCTTATAGCGCATACAGCTCGAATAAAATGACATAAATTCAGCTTCTAAATCTTTAGGTTCGATCCGTAATTCCAAACAATCCAACCAATGCAGTCCTAAAATGCCTGTTTCAATATCTCCCTGTCGTATTTTATAGATTCCAAAGAAACTAAATACGGTCGCATCATTGTATGATTTATCTGTTTCTGCTGTATCAGCACAAATAAACGTTGAATGAATTTCAGGTTCATCTTCCGTTTGATAAAACCATTCCGGTTTAAAAATACCACCACCGGCGGGAAGAGGATCTTGTTGATATTGGCTGGAGAAAACATATGGCATCGTCTCCTGCATCTTGAGGAGACTTTCTTTATCATGCATATCTGGATGAAGGGCGTTTCCAAGTGCATCCAGTGCAGGAATTATGACAGTTTCCCAATCCCCAGACTTAATAAGGTTCCCCGCTAAATCATCTTCATGTAGTCTTTGCCCAATGAAAATGATTGGCGTTTTGGAAGGTTCATTTAATCGGGAGTGAAGGGTGACGAAATACCAATCATTGACAGACTTTCGTATAGTATCTGAGTTGACCTCGCCAGGTTTATGGATGTCATCAATAACGACACAACCACCAAAACGACCAGCACCTTTAATACCAGCCCCACGACCTGTGATTTCTCCATCTGAACCAGCAGCATAAACGGATCCTCCTTGAGTAGTTTCAAAATTCCCTTGAGCGCTTGTATCATCAGAAATTCCTATTCCAAAGATATCGCGGTATTCATTCATTGCAACGATTTGACGAATGGTCTTAGTCTGTTTTTTAGCAAGACCTAGTGAATATGACACGTATAGAAAATTGCTATCGGGGAACTGAGCAAGCGCCCATGCAACAAAATGAATGAGACATTCTGTTTTCCCATATCGGGGTGGAACGTTAATGATAAGGCGATTTGTCTCACCTTTCATCACGCGCATGAGCGCACGACAAATAGTCAGATAATGGCTTTCTCGACCAATAGGTTCAGACAGATCAAAGCGTCTGCCGGTACGTATGAAAAACATCTCCTGAATAAACTTCAGGAGCGATACCGACAACTCTTCCCGTTCCGTGGAAAGATTGCGTTCCAAATTAACGTTCCTTGTTAATTGTTATTTATAAATCCAATCCGGATTTACGACATTCCTTACAAATTTTCTTTCAGTTTTCCTGTCATCAGATAAGATAACATCTGAAAAGCGCCATGTCTTTTTATTCTTATACTCAAAAGGATAAATAGCTTTAGGCATTTTTAAATTTAAGTTATCCAGATGGCATCGTATATTTTCTAATGCTAATTTATGGCGTTTACTTACTTCAGGGGGTTCACAGGTATGGGCTTTAAAATAAGAAGATAACTCTTTTGATGCAGCAATGTATTCCCGAACAATATCGTGATTGTAGTCCATTTACAACTCCATTTAAGTTTAAATCCTTTAAACTTTGAGACGCTGCCGGAATTGCACCGGCTCCAGTTTTGCTGAACAGCCTTAGCATTATTCCAGATTAGCTATCTGGTGCTTGTGCTGGTATCCACTGGGGAGAAGGCTCAGCTACGTTGCTTCCGCGTGTCACTGTCCACGCCGAGCGTCTCATAAACTGGTGGCTTTCTACATCTCTTATTCGGTTCGGAATAGACAGGCATTTCTGGCCAGATTACCTGTCGCTTCTCCTATGCCTCAGAGCTCGTCAAACTATCGCGCGTGACATCGAAAGCCATAAAATATTGGCAATCGACCGGAATTGCACCGGCTAGAAATCCATCCGAACGGCTGCTTACCTAGGCGCTAGCTGATTTCGTCCGCTTTGACTGCGTGTCACTGTCCACGCCGCGATTGCCATAAATCATTATCTATCTTTACAGTCTAAGCATACATCCCATAATTCTCCATCTTTTTCTAAAATATTATATTCCGTTAATTTTTTAAAACACACACAGCAATATGGATAAGGAATAGTAGAAGCATATGGCAGTGAATCAATATATTTTTGCTTTAACTCAATTTCTTTTTTCTTTTCTTCTAAATTCATAATTAACCTTTTGGAAAGGGCTGGATTTGAACCAGCGAACCCGAAGGCGCAGGTTTACAGCCTGCTGGTATTAACCGCTCACCCACCTTTCCTTAATCATTTAGAAATCCCTTTTTCTATTTTTTCAAGTCTATCATTTATTCCTAAAATTATCTCATCAAACGTTTTTAAAGATGAAGTTATTCTATCTTCTAAACGCATGACTTCACCCAAATGGGCTTTAGCATATTGATCTTGAGATAAAAGTTCATTTTGCACTCTAATATTATTAATTTCACGTGGAATTCCGAATAATTTACTTATCCAGCTCATTACAATTCGTCGTTCATGAATATCCCAGTCTTCCTCATGATCATGGCACTCACAATTACAACTCATCTAATCGCTCCTTGATTATTTCAAAATTAATAGGGGTTAAATTATTCTGTTCACATGACACATTAAAATAATTTGGATCTTCTTCAAATTCAGCATCAAACGGTTTCCTCACCAAAATGGGAATACTGCCATGATCTTCTGAAGTAATCTCAAACAATTCCATAATAGAACGCTGTATAAGTCTACTATGCAAGTGTCCATGGACATTGAGTATTTTCTTAGTCTTAATACCATAAGATTCAAGGTGTCTACTTAGGTTGTATTCATGCACAGGAATATGGGTGAGTAAACAGTTTTTAAAATAAAAGGCACCATATATTTTATCAAAATACTGAAGATA